CTTGCAGGTGTTGCTACGATTGTGCCCAAAGTCATGGCTGCAACCATGGCTAGTGCGATTTTCTTAAATGAGTTCATTTAATTTATTTCTCCTTGTTTTATAGTGTTTTTAGTCTGTCCAGGTAGTCTTTTATTTCTTCTATCTGGCTAGGTTTATATTGTATCACGTTCTCAGGTAGTTCGTCAACTCGCTTAGGTCTATCCCTAAAAGTATGAACCTCTACCTCAGTGTCTGTATTTTTTGGGGTATGTGATATTGCCCCAAATATTGCTCCACACACAGCATCAGCCAAGTCCTTTGACTTTTTGCGGGGGTGGTCAACTTTATCATTTCTCATAATCTTTAATTGGGTTAGTTCATCAAATAATAAATCTATGGCTGGCATGGCAAGCCTTTCCTCATAGACAAGCATAGCCATATCTTCGTAGTGCTTCTTAGCAACAGAAACAGTATCAGTTCTCATTCCAACCTGCTTTAATTCATTTTGAATATCAAATGATTGCCAACGGTCAAAGGAAACCATTCCAACATCAAACCCTATCCTTCTGAGGTTCTGGATCCATTGTTTAACCTCAGAGAGATTAACTGGGCCTTCCACCTTTGGCTCCCACCATGCTACTGCATCTACTACTACAATAGGTGCTACCTGCTCATAGTTATTAATGACTTGTATGTTTACCCATTTTTCTACGTGTGCAATTGCTACCGCACACTTATCATGTTTTTGTGCAAGGTCAGCATGAACATAATATTTTTTAGTAGGGTCTGGCTTAAATGATTCGTCAAATCTTTTAAAGTTATCTATTGGGTTTCTTAATGTCATACAGGCTCTTACTTTTTCTGCCTGCTTAAAAAATGCATCAGAAGCAAAAGTTGGTACGCATGCAAAGCGCATCATTGCATCTCCAAGGTCTGTCATAAATGCAATCATAAAGTCATCAATCTTGCGAGTAGGATTTACTTCCCATGTAGGTCTCTTTAGTGCAAACACTCCTGGATACTTGTATGAGATTATATGATCTTCATCCCACGAAATTTGAAACTTATTATCTGGGTCCGTGTCTGGAAGTAATGGATTAATTATAAATTCGTGTGTTTTTTCAACTGATTCTTTTTCAGCAATCACTGCATCATACTTTTCTGAAATAAAGTCGCCTGGAAATCTTGGGAACGAAAGTAAAACAACCTTTCCAAGGTCTGGGAAACGAGAATCTACTGATCCACGGAAAGCCTTGTAGATGTTGTCTGCAGTCTTTCCTTGTTCATTTCCAGTTCCAACCTCAGATGCAAAACCAGAAATCTCATCAAGCACTGCAAGTAACAAGTTCAAACCCTCATGTGACTCACGCTCTGAGTGACCAGAGTAAACAGTAATTGATTTATCAAACTCAACTGAGTCTGCCTTAGCATTATACTTTCCAGCAAACCAAGGGGACTTTTCAATCTTAGATTTAAAACCTTTAAAGAAAACATTTTTTGCTTGTTGTGCGTTAATAGCAACATTGATAAGGTCTATAGCATCTCCAGAGGGCTTACCAAAATACTTTGCAGGGTCTTTAAGGCACAATAGTTTATATACTATATATGAACATGCTACGGTTGATGTAAAGTCTTTTCCAGATCCCTTGCCAAGTTGCAGAATGATTTCATTCTTTGTGTATTTTTCATAATAACGAGTTCCTTCTTCTTGCCCCATTATGTCTATCAAATCTTCTTTACGATATATCTGGCTCATGGCCTCAACAATGTCATATTGAATATCTGAAAGTGGTGGCTGACCAAGATAGTCTGGAGACTCAACAAATGTCTTTGCGTTTACTGGGGTTTCTTCAAAGTGATTGCTTTTAAGAACTTCTAAAAAATCATCAAAGTCTGACATTACTGCTCACTAATTGATTCAGATACAATCGTTACTACTTCGTTTTGCTTTGCAATAGCAGATAGTCGCTGCATAATAATATCTCTTACTTCAGGATGTTCTGACGCTATGTCTCTAAGAATTCCCACAAGAACTTCTTGCCTTCTTTCAATCTCTATCATTTCTTCAGCAAGTTCTTTGTTCTCAAGAAGGCCAGCCTTTTGTAGCATGTCAATTCTTTTAGACTCAATGTCCATTACAAGTTTAATTGCAGCAGTCTTTGCACTAAGATTATTAGTCATTGATGCCTCATCAATAACTTCGTATGTGCGAGATACAAGTTTGCTATAGTGTGTATCTGCAGCAGCAAGTGCTTCTTTAGCACGAGCACGAATAGCGTCGTTGGCAGATGCCATGACCTTCCATTCATTAATAAGGGTTACGACTTTGGTTCTTGGTATGTCCAGTTGCTTTGAAATTACTGTAGGGTCATTGCCCTTTAGGTATTCTTCTACTACTTGATTAACTTGATCAAGATGTTTAACTAGATCATCTTCAGTTGACATTGTTTAATTCCCTTGCTATTTTTAGCAGTATGAGATAACCGATTAGGTCATCTAAATCATTATCGCCAACATAAGATCCACCTCTAGTTATTCTAGAAAGTTTGTCATCAATGCGAACATGCAGTTGCTCTACACTGTCTGATGTAGCAAAAACTCTAACAGGATTGAGAGCAGAATCTCCATAAGATTTATTTTTTGCAATCAGCATCTCTTTAATCTCATCACAAACTTGAGCAATGGTAAACTGTGTCTCAGAACTCATCTTCGTCCTCCTCGTCACTTAAGTCAAAAATATCTGGAAAGTTTTTAAAGGAATTAACAACATAGGCTATGCCTACTGAACTAGCCACGGTAATTGCTAAAATAATCTTTTTTGTTTTACTCATCGTTTAGACTTCCTTAATCCAAATTTTGCAAGATACACATAAATAGTTTCCACGCTTACCCCACACTCCTTTGCAATCTCTTCTGGAGTCTTTTTGTCCATAAGATAACGCTTACGCATAAAAACTTGTGATGTATATAGTTTAGCAGCCATGATGTTATTTGTCAACTCCAATTGCTTTACCCCAGTTTTTTATAGCCCAATGACCAATGCCACACGCATCTGCGACATCATTATCAGTAATAGTTCTATCATAGATTGTATTAATAAACTTTATAGTTCTTTCTTTTCTAAGCATACGCTCATGCGCTTTATAGTAAGACTCAGACTTTCCAGGTATTTGTGAACGAATAAACAACTGTTCATCCTTAGATATTTTTTTATTACCTATAAAATTTTGCCAAGTAATGGGAGAAACTTTTCCTATAACCTTTGTACCAGTTTGCCCTGCTGATCCAAGTATTGCTCCCTGCACCAATGCAAGATCTGCAGCAGTCTTTGGGCTATTCATAAACACGGTGTGCTCAATTACAATTGCCTCAAACCCACCGTAAATATCAAAAAATGCTTTTACCTTTTTACCAGCATCCATAACCTTTTCGTATACATTGTTTCCTTCAAAATATATTTTTCCTATAGAGTCAAGATCGTCTTCATAAAATAATGCAAAAGCAAGACTATTAGTACTAGCGTCAATGGCACAAATAGTCTCTGGCTTTATTTCTAGACCCCACTTATTTTTTACCATTTGTTTTGTCCTTAATCTTTTTAATTGCTTTGACTACTGCTTCTGGATTTACCGAACAAGATGAGCATACTGCAAAATCATTGTATATCGACAGTGGCATAGAGCAAGATTTGCACAACCTTGTCTTTCCTTTTCTTTTCATTCTCTTTGATTGCATATACCTTGCAGCAATTTTTTCTTTTGTTGCAAGTTCTCTGCATTCGGGAGAGCAATATATCTGGTAAGATACAGACTGAGAAAATTGTTTATCGCAAAAGTTACAATGTCTCACTTAGAATCTCCAGGGGTGCAATCTTTATTACACCTTGTCCTGCAGACTCACATGCTTTTCTAATTGGGCATGACTTGCATATCTTAGAGTTGGACCTATAGTTCTTGACTGGTAAAGTTTTATTTTCCCATGCCTTTCGAACTGTCCTCATCCAATCAAATGCCTGGTCTACCCACCGACGGTAATGATCGTTTACATCTACGGGAATCAAAAGAAGTTCATGATTATTTTTGTTTTCATAAATCATAACACCCTTTGGCCGTTTTAAGATTTTCATATAGATAAGTAATTGCATTAGGTGGCCAGTCTTGGCTTTACCTGCTGCCTTTCTATATTCAAACCCTTCATTCATCATTGTTTTAATTTCACCAATGAGTTCTTCTCCCTGCCAATCAAGCATAACATCGCCATATCCAAAGATAGGTGGGTCGTCATGTCTGATCTTAAACTCTGTTGTTGCTTCATTTTCATCATTACGATATACTTTTGCAACTCCAGAGTTCATCATTGCACTCTGAATTCTTGCATGAGACAATGTTCCAGCAGTCATATTTGCTGCAGCGTATGCATCGGCATTGTCTTCAAATGTTTGTCCATCAAAAGCAAGGTACCAATATCTGGCACACTCTCCATGACCGTAGGCAATGGTAGAAGGGGCAAAAGTCTTTTTGACTGTATGCTTATCTACTCTGTTAATAGTATAGCCCTCTCTGATTTTTTCAACAAGGGCAGCAACATCCATCGAGTGGACTGGCTTTTCTTCTGGCTTTATCATAACTGTATGTAGTAAATTTTTTGTCATTATATCTCGTTTCTAGTACTATAAGTATAGCAGATTATCGGATTATATACTTTAGGGCAGATACAAGATTGTTAATTGACTCCGCTGCAGTATAGTAAAGATTCTTCTTTCCCCTGTCAGATTTGTCAACATTGGCCATCCATGTAGCCTTTAATGACATCTTTGCAGCGATTGCCTGTAAGCGAACTATTTCAACTGTTGCCACATTAAGTGGTATGTCTGGTTTGATAATGATCTTGGCTATAAAGGTAAGGGCTGTAGTCAACTCCTCATCCTGCATATAGTCTGCTATTTCTGCCAAACCATTTACCATCTCTATTGTTGTCTGTTGCTGTTCCATTATTCCTCCATCATATCTTCTAGTATGCTCATTTCAATTATAGCAAGTCTGACTTTAGAGTTACCCTCGCCTATCACGACAACGATGGCTGGGTCTTTGCCATTCTTCATAGCATCGGTGGTAGCCTTTGCCCAAACATCTTTGTTTAAGGTAAAAGATTTACCTACCTCTTTAAAGTCTACGACAAAGGTTTTCCAAGAGGCATCACCTTTTTGAGTGTTGCGTCCAGAATTCTTGTGCTGTTTGGCACCAATTCTTTTACTCTCGCTTTTCTCAGTCATTTTTTTTTACCTTTTTATATCCTTTTTTAAATAACATGACTTCTGACAAATGTTTATCTGAACACATCCAAGAAGCCATGCCAGTTTCCATATAAACTCTCATTGTTTTTACTTCTTTTTTACAAGTCTTACAAGGAAACTTTCCTTCGTATATGCTGTAGTTAGTCATTTAACCTAGACTTAATTGATTCTTGCAAGTCAAGATCCTCTCTTACCCGATTGACAAATGCTTCTTTACCCTGGACTTTTGAACCGTCAGGAAGGATGTACCAAGCACCTGTTCTCTCTACAATACCATTTAATTCAGCAGTAGTAACCAGATCACCGATGGTGTCAAGACCAATATCGTCACCTCTAAAATAAAAATCATACTCACCAGACTGGAACCCTGGAGAGGTTTTGGAGAACTGGAGTTCCCACTTAATAGTTCTACCAATTTTTTCTTCAATTAATTTATCTCCTACCTTAATCTTTCCTTTAATCGCTTGATTGTCTGACTCGGAACTAAATAACTTAATGATGCAAGAAGAATAAAACTTAGTAGCCTGACCACCAGAAGGCTGCTGGCTAGTATACATAGCGTTAATATTATTGCGAGACTGACTAATGAGAACAAGAAGAGTAGGCTTAACTTTGTTGTTAGCATAATTAAGCATTTTCCATGCGTTGCTAAAGTCACGGGATTCTGCTCCAATCTGTTTTGTATTTTCTAACGCTTTCATTTCATCTGTATCTTTTTCAAAATAGATTGCAGGAAGCATTGATGTAATAGAGTCTACCACGATTAGGTCTACACCAGCATTCATAAGTCCAACGCCAACATCTACCATATCGCTAATGGTTCTTGCTTGCGAGTAGATTAGTTTTTCTGGATCTACCCCTAAAGTTCTAGCCCAGTCTTCTGAGTATGACATCTCTGAGTCAATCCAGGCACACAGTTTACCTTCTGCTTGTGCTAGAGCAATCATCTGAAGACACATAGAAGACTTTGCTGACGACTTTGAGCCCCAGATAAGCACTTGTCTTCCGTATGGTAGACCACCACCAAGAGCACGGTTTAAACCAAAACTAGGTGTAGGCTGATACTCATAGTTGATACCTACACCACTGCCTAATCTTTTTCTTAACTTAGGGTCTAACTGTGCTAATGCTTCTTCTATACTAACTGACATGTACATCCTCCAATGTTACGGTTCCGTCTTTAGTCTTGCCAAAATCAAACTTGTAATACTTTCCTTCTTCGATATGCATATATGCTTTTGGAAAAGATGTTGGAAACACTGTAATCGAATGAAGATCTCTCTTTGTGTCTGCCAGTGTAAGTGACGCCATTTTCTTTCCAGCCTTAGTAACTCTTGGCTTAAAGGAAACCACAAACATTTCATCATCTTTGAATGGTAACTGTTTGTATCCTAAAAACTTAACAAGAGCATGAGATGACTCTTTTATTTCTTCAGACGGAATGAAAGATACAATCCGATTATCATTACAAAGAACCAAATAAGAGCGACCTGTCTCAATAGTTGTATTTTCATCATCAAATATGCCCACAGACCCAGTCTTGTCCAAAATTTCAACTCGTGACCATCCTGTTCCTCGTTTAATTGATTTTACCATACCCATAAATATATATGATCCCTTTTCTTCAAAGTCAACAATATCCTGAATAAATGCATAGTAGTGAGAAGGTATTGTGATATTAAACTCTGGAAGGTTTAAAAACTCATAAAGATTTTCTTTAATTGCTTTATCATCCCTTGGATTATCTAGAAATGTTGCAGCACCAATAGCCTTCAGTGCCTGAAGTGCCCTAGAGTTTACTCCATTACCCTTTGTAAAGGTAAACTCTTCAAGTTCTTTGTAAGAACTAAATGGTCGTGCTGTAATATATCTTTCTGCAATTTTGTCAGATATAAACTTGATAGCAGTGAGCCCAAACCGAATACCCTTACCCTCAATTTTAAAATCGATATCCGAATCGTTAATGTGAGGTAACTTAACGCTAATGCCCATTCTTTTTGCCTCAATAAGGTATTCAGTTCTTGCATCTTTATCCTTTTCATTCTTTAACACTGAGTACATGAACTCAAGTGGATAATAATACTTTAACCATGCTGTCCAATAGGATAGGGTTGAGTACGCTACTGCGTGAGACTTATTAAATGAGTACCCTGCGTGAGCCTCAAAGTCATGCCATAAGTCTAAAGCAGCATGCGGTGTAATATATTTGGATGCTCCCTCTACAAACTTTTCTTTAAACTGATCAAATTCTTTAGCATCTTTTTTCTTTCCAATGATCTTTCTAACTTTGTCTGCTTCCGACATGGACATACCGCCAAGGTGTACGCATGCTTGCATAACTTGTTCCTGGTAAAGAATACAGCCATATGTGTCCTCCGTAAATTCTTTTAGTACTTGGTGTGTGTAAGATATATTTTGACGACCATGTTTACGATCAACATAGTCCTTTCCAATGGTATTCATAGCACCTGGACGAACAAGAGCATTGGATGCTGCAAGTTCGTTTAGGTTTTTAACGCCCATCTTAACAAGAAGGTTTGTGTATGGTGCTGCTTCACACTGGAACACACCTTTTGTGTATCCGTCTGATAACATCTGATAAACATTTGCATCATCCATCTTGATTTTAAGAAGGTCAATCTTCTTGCCATCTCGCTCTTTAATTATGTCAATAGTATCTTTAAGAACTGAAAGAGTCTTAAGTCCTAATGCATCAATCTTAATCAAGCCAATCCTTTCGGCTTCTTCCATATCAACACCAACCACTGGAATTCTTTCATCAGATCCAGTAGAAGATCTAGTTTCAAGAGGTGCATATCTAAATATTGGCTCCTTGCTTGTTACTACACCTGCTGCATGTATGCCTGTTCCACGAATACGACCACGAAGTTGTTCTCCGTAAACTTCTACTTCTGGATACTTTTCACGAAACTCGTATGTTGATTTTGATGTACAATAATCGTCCCAGGAGTCTACCGTCTTTAATACTTTATTTACATCTGAAAGAGGAATGTTTAATATTCGTGCAACATCTCTGACAATCCCCTTACCAGTAAATTCAAGGAAGGTAGCAATAGATGCAACATGTCGATACTGTCTAACTAAATAATCTTTTACTTCTTCACGACGAGTATCCTGAATATCTGTATCAATGTCTGGAAAGTCATTACGCTCTGGGTTAATAAAACGGAAGAACAAAAGTTTGTGCTCAATAG